ACTTAACAAAGCAACTAACGGCGAACTAGTGAGGAACTTATGGAACTAAAATCAACAGCTAAATTTCAAATAATAGAAGACAATAAACATGAGCCAGATTTAAAATCGGCTCAACAGTTTGTAGGTGGCATGGTTCAAGGTATTGAATTCCCTAACGGTGATTATATGATTATGAATGAAGAGGGTAAGTTGTTAGGGTTAGAAGTAAATGAACAAGCTACTAAGTTATGGCGTGAGACATTTACCAAAGATAAATATTTATTTGGATATGATGACTTCGTATGTGGTCCAGTTATCTACATAAAGAAACAAGCCCTCAAGCGTTGGGCAGCTTAGTTCTGTTAACCTGGTACCTCAATAGAGGTACCAGGCCCCATCGGAAATTTGCAATTTTTTAATTAATCAATTATACATAAACAAAAAGGGGTCCCTGAGGTGCGACATTTTGCTGAGTTTTATACATTTAAAGCTGTAAAATACTTTTCGGGGTTTAAAACACATATGAAAAAATTTTTTAGAAAATTTTTTGGAAAGCCTTTATGGATATAGATAAGTTAAAAAAGTTTGAGAAATTACCACCTGATGTAAAACGAGAACTAGCCTTAGTAATGGCTAAGTGGAAAGATAAGAAAAGAGAATCTGAAATTAGAAATGACTTCATGGCTTTTGTTAAACATGTTTGGCCAGATTTTATTGAAGGTTCCCATCACAAAAAAGTTGCTAAAAAATTTAATGAGATTGCATTAGGTAAAACAAAACGTGTTATTATTAACATGGCACCTAGACATACTAAGTCTGAGTTTGCATCTTACTTACTACCTGCATGGATGGTTGGTAGAAATCCTAAATTAAAAATTATTCAATCTACTAACACTACAGAACTCTCTGTACGATTTGGTCGTAAAGCAAAACAACTTATGGATTCACCTGAGTACAAAGAAGTATTTCAAACAAGACTAAAAGAAGATTCACAAGCTGCTGGTAAATGGGAAACACAACAAGGTGGAGAATATTATGCTGCTGGTGTTGGATCTGCAATTACTGGAAGAGGTGCTGATTTATTAATTATTGACGACCCACACACTGAACAAGATGCAATGAATGCACAAGCTCTTGATAGAACTTATGAATGGTACACATCAGGTCCACGTCAGCGTTTGCAACCTGGTGGAACAATTGTAATTGTAATGACAAGATGGAATGAAAAAGATCTTGCAGGAAGATTAATCAAAGCACAAAAGGAACCTAAAGCAGATCAATGGGAAGTAATTGAGTTCCCTGCAATTATGCCTGATGGTGAACCCCTGTGGCCTGAATACTGGAACCTGAAGGATTTAGAAGCGGTTCGTGCATCAATACCATTATCAAAATGGAATGCACAGTACATGCAAAATCCAACTGGTGAAGAAGGAGCATTGATCAAAAGAGAATGGTGGAAGAATTGGGAATCCGATGAACTTCCTCCACTCGAACATGTCATACAATCATATGACACTGCATTTATGAAAAAAGAAACGGCGGATTATTCTGCTATTACCACTTGGGGTGTATTTACGCCATCTGAAGATTCTGGTCCTTGTTTGATATTAGTCGATGCAATTAAAGGACGATATGAGTTTCCTGAACTCCGTAGGATCGCTATGGATCAGTATGGATACTGGAACCCTGAAACCGTAATTGTTGAATCTAAAGCATCTGGTCTACCTTTAACATATGAGTTGCGAAAACTAGGGATTCCTGTTATAAACTTTTCACCCTCTAAAGGTAACGATAAACATACGAGGGTAAACAGCGTTTCGCCGTTGTTTGAGTCTGGTAAGATCTATGCTCCTAAAGATATGGAGTTCGCACAGGAAGTAATCGAAGAATGTGCAGCTTTTCCTTATGGAGACCATGATGACTTGGTGGACTCGATGACTCAAGCGGTGATGCGTTTTAGACAAGGTGGTTTGATTCAACATCCTGATGATTATAAGGATGAACCCATGCCACAAAAACAGAGGACGTATTACTAATGGCTATAGGACCAGTTATAAAATTTTTACAAGCAGTTAGAAACTTAACTAAAGGTGGTGCAATTAAAACAATTGACCAAGCATTTGATTTTGCCAAAAGAGAATTTGGTCAAATCAATGATATGTTTAGAAAACAAATTAACGATGCATTTAATCAAGGTCAAAAAGAATTAACTAGAATTACAAACAAACCAAAACCATCAGCAGAAATAATTCCTTTTCCAAAGAAAAAAGAAGGAATTGAAACTTTGAAAAAGGAAGGTGATGATGAACTTTTTCAAGACACATTAAAAGCTGCTAGACAAATGGTAAAGGAAAGAGAAGAAGTATCTCCCGTAATGAAAAGACTGGAATCAGGAATTGAGACTTTAAAACAAATGAAACAACCTGGCATGGATCTGGCAACAGGGCTTACAAGAACAGCTACTAGAAAAATTTTAGATAGATCAGGAATTAAAGTACCGGATAAAGTAGATCCAATAGAAGTGTTTGAAAAAAACTTTGGTGGTGATGCATTAATGGATGTTAAAGATGTTGCAGAAGAAATGATTGAATTGGAACGAATGGGTAAATCAACTAAAAGTATGGATGAGATTTTAGAACAATCAGGTATGTTTGATATTAAAATAAATCCTGATGCACCAAAAGGAATGTCCGATGAACAAATAGAACAAATTAAAAAACAAGTTGATCAAGAAAAAATGTTTAAAGATTTTGATCCTAAAGGCAGAAAACCAAATGCAGAAGGTGGAATTAATAATTTAATGGCTTCTGATGATATGAATGAAAGACTTTTAGAAAAATTATATGAAGATTTTTTAGAACAAGGTTTTTCTCCAGAAGAAGCTGCAAGAAAAGCTAGAGAAGCTTTTAGTGAAAGATCTAATGCAGCCATGGGTGGTAGAATGAATTTTGATAAATATATTAGAAGAAAAAAGAACTCAAAAGGTGGCTTACAGTATTTAATGGGGTTATAAAATGAAGATAGGTGACTATGAACAAATGATGTCCTATCTGACTCGTAAGTCATTTAAAGAAGGAACTCCTGATACATCAAAACCCAAACCAAAACCTTTAACCGAAGATTTTTTTAAAGAAAAAGCAGATCTGTATATCAAAGGTTTGATTGGTGGATTTCCTAAAGATGAAATGCTTTTAAAGTTACAAGGCATTTTAGATAAAGCAGTTGAACAAGGAATTGTAAAACCTGAAGAAGGAATAAATTATTTTAGAAACAGGAAACAGGAACTATTAGATTTTGCAAAAGAAAATCCTGGTGAGACTTTACCAAGTTTAACTAGAGAAAATTTTTCTGATGGAACAAGTCCAAATTCCTTAAAAGCTTTAGAAGAAATAAACAAAGCTGGAGCATTAAGACTTACTGAAAAAGTAAATAGATTTAAACAATTAGTTAAAGAAGATAAAAGTCCTAATGAAGCTAAAAAAATTGTTATGGAAGAATTTAATATAGAAAGAAATCCAAAAGCCGGAACTCCTAAGTGGATGACTAGAGGAAAACAAGAATTAATTGATGAAGGTTTTAAATTTACTGAAAGTAAAAGAGGACCAGAATCTACAGGTGGTAAAGAAAGAGCAGCTAAAAAAAGAAATGTAGTTACCAAAGAAACTCAAGCTCCCGAAAAAAGATTTTCAACAACTAAAAAAAAATTAGGTCTAGGTAAAATATTTGAAAATGCTCATACCGCAAATATATTTCAAGCTAAAGCATTAGGAGCAGAATATCCAGTAGATGCTTTAGCTCCACAAACTGTAAAACAAAATCAAGTGTATGCTGAAGAATTAAATGATGAATTAAAACCTTTATATAAGGAACAATTAAAATTAAAAAGAGCGTATGATGAAAACCCTACTAAAAAAATAGCAAAATTAATTGATAAAAATAATACTGCTATACAAAATTTAGTTGCTAGTGGAGGTAAACAAGGTAAGAAAGCAGCTAACCTTTTAAGAGGTTGGAATTTAGATGTAGTTACAGGAGAACCTTATTTACCTGAAGGAGGTTTTAATACTTTAAAAGCAGTTGATAGAGGAATGACAGATATGACTTTACAACAGTTAAAGAAAAAAACACCTGAAGATGTAGTGGCTAGAAAAAACTACGAAGAACTTTTAAAAGAAATGAAAGGTAAAAAAATACCTGTGCCTGAAAAAACTAAAACAAGAGATATGTTTAAAAATTTTAACATAAGAACCGGAGGCCCGACTCTTGGTGCTAACTTAGGTTTATTAAAAGGTATAGGTGAAACTTTACCTTATTTTGGAACTCCATTAGGAGCTGCAGTGCTTACTGGAGGATTTGGTTTAGATCCTAAAGACGCTATGCAAAGAGTTGGTATAGAAGCAGAACTTGCACTTGCACCGGAACTTGTAAAACAAACAAGTAAACTAGTTAAGAATTCTTTATTGCAAAGAGCATTAAATTTAGGTTTGTCTCCAGCAGCAGCAATGCGTTTAGCTAGAATTGCATCACCAGTTGGTATTGCATCATTAGGTGGTGAAGCTTTATACAAATACGGAAAATTTGTAAAAGATGAATTAGATAGAATTGAAAAAATGTCACCGGAAGAAAGGGAAGCTTACAATATAGCGGAACAAGAACAAATGGGTGTAGCTGCAGCGGATGGTGGATTGATCAGAAAAGGTTTTGTTGCCGGAGGCCTTGCATCATTATTTAATAAAGCAGCACTGAAAAAGGTAAAGAAGGATTAAATTAATGACTAAACGATTAACCACTACCATACCCCCTAAATCAGGACCCACGCCTCAGGGCTTGAATATTTCCTATAATACTGTTACAACAGTCAAACAATCTGGAGAAAAAATAAATGGCAGACAATATGGACAACGTAGACAAAGCTCTACCGAACGAACCAAGAAAAGAATTTGAATTACCTGGTGAAGAAGAAATTCAAGAGCAGGTATTAGAAGAATTACAAAAAGAACAACAATCCCCTGATGATATAGAAGTCACAGAGAACGAAGATGGATCGGTCGATATAAATTTAGATCCTGCAACAGCTACACCTGAAGGAGGTGATGAACATTATGCAAACCTTGCAGACTTTTTACCTGATGATGTTCTAGGTAGACTTGCATCAAATCTTTCATCTAAATATCAAGATTATGTAAGTTCAAGAAAAGATTGGGAGAAAACTTATACACAAGGTTTAGATTTATTAGGATTTAAATATGATCAAAGAACAGAACCTTTTAATGGTGCATCTGGTGCAACTCATCCAGTTTTAGCAGAAGCGGTTACACAGTTTCAAGCATTAGCCTATAAAGAACTCTTACCAGCAGATGGACCGGTTCGAACTCAAATTATTGGATTACAAACTCCAGAAAAAGTTCAACAAGCAAGTCGTGTTAAAGATTTTATGAATTATCAAATCATGGATCAGATGAAAGAATATGAACCTGAATTTGATTCTATGTTATTTCATTTACCACTTTCAGGTAGTACTTTTAAAAAAGTATACTATGATGAAATGGAACAAAGAGCAGTTTCTAAATTTGTTCCTGCAGATGATTTAATTGTTCCGTACACTGCTACCTCATTAGACGATGCGGAAGCAATTATTCATCGTGTAAAAATTTCTGAAAATGAATTAAGAAAACAACAAGTTGCAGGTTTCTATCGAGACATTGATATTGGTAAACCAAGTGATCAAGAGTCTGATATTGATAAAAAAGAAAGAGAGCTTGAAGGAATTTCTAAAACACAAAATGAAGATGTTTATACAATTTTAGAATGTCATGTAGATTTGGATCTTGAAGGATTTGAAGATACGGATCAAGAGACTGGTGAGCCGTCAGGAATTAAAATTCCTTATATTGTAACCCTTGAAGAATCATCTAGAGAGATTCTTTCAATTAAAAGAAATTATGAAGCTGGTGATGCTAGTAAAAATAAAGTTCAATACTTTGTTCATTTTAAATTTTTACCAGGTTTAGGTTTTTATGGTTTTGGTTTAATCCACATGATTGGTGGATTGTCACGTACTGCAACTGCTGCATTAAGA